AAGGATCCCTACTGAATCGAAAATTATGCGAACAAAACTCGAAACCATCGCCCCCAAACATCTCCTCAAACATTTTAAGCCTGAAACCGTACTTCATGTGCGAAAGACCAGCCGTCAAGATTTTCGTCCGGGGTACAAACTCAATCGCATCGTCGCCGTTCGTCATAAAACGATCAAGCGGTAAGCGATGAGCATAGACCCCTAACGTAGATCTATCAGACGAGTTGGTACTAGAAGTATCATTTCTACCGCTAGATTGAATCCCAGGATCAAGCTGTTTTATCATCTGCCCATCGGACAAAACGAAGACCTTGCGGGCGGCGCAATGCTTAACAACATAACTTGACTTAGCATAGCCTTCCGACTTAAGAGGCGCCTCGTAACTGATAAACTTCGCTCCACTTAGAAGACACCTACGGTACCAATCCAACTTAAACCAAACCCAGTGTTTGCTCCAGTCATTCATCGTGATATCACTTGAGACCAAAACATAATCAGAATCTGGAAAGCGATAACGGAGATTGGCCAACTTGTCTTTAACCATGGCTCTAAACCGTATATTCACTTCATCAATCGCAAAGCCTATCCCAGGTTTTGACGGTATGTCAAACCACTTGGCAGACTCGGCTGAATTCTGATTAGAATTATGCAACCGATCAACTATCTCATCAGCGATAGAAACACAACAAATTATCCGGAAACGTCCCTGAGCAGCTTTCTGCGCCGAATGCAACTCATTCTTAATCATAACTCTAACCGGGTCACAGAAGCCTTGTTTAACCAATTCTTCTGGATCCTCCGGTAAAACTTTACAATTTCGATAGAGATTCATTCTAGCAGTCACAACTCTAAAGAGTTCATCTGGAACATTCTCAAGAATCTCCTTCTTGGTAGAACCATATGTAACCCACGGTACGCCAGGAGTTGCAGAGAGTTTCAACACCTTGTAACACCAATCCACAAAACGAGCCTTATCCATACGAAACACAGGTTTGTCGAAATGCTCATCGTATTTAGCATGAGGAAAGTTCCTAGACCACTCTTCACCTAAAGTGTTGAGCATTCTAGTTTCTTGCATTTCCGCTAAAACATCATCAGCAATCCCGATATAACCTTCAGCATGAACAAGGAGAGAGCTCAACTCCGCATTGGGCCCTCTTGCTGGGTGCGCGAGTCCTTCAATATCTGTTGCCACTTCGATATTTCTGCCTTGGCTCTCACAACCTCTGAGGACTCTACAGAATTCTTGTGTCGCCGACGAGACCGTCGTGACAGTAGTGTTTCTGTCTCCAAAAGGGGTTCTTGGACCTTGGCCGCAACGTTGGAGGCCGATTCCCCGCTCCCACTTTTCTCCTCCTTTGATGAATCTGTAATCAAAGGAATC